CCCCGTCGAGCGGCTACCGCTGTCGGGCGCTAAACGAAGCAGTAGGTTCCACTCCCCGTTCCCAGCACCTCACAGGACAGGCCGTCGATTTTGAAGTTCCATGGGTGGACAACAAACTGGTAGCCCACTGGATCAAGGACAACCTGATCTTCGACCAGTTACTTCTGGAATATTACAAGGAGGGTGTCCCTAATTCCGGATGGGTCCACGTCAGCTACGTCGATCCTATTGTCAAGAACCGGAAGAAGGCACGAGTCTGTGATGGAAGAACGTGGAAGCCTTTAGAGTAGCCAGTCTCTTGCGGACTCACCAAGTATCTGATCTGCCACATTAATTTTTGCTCGAAGGGACTTGACAATCTTTTCGTCAATGGTCCCCGGAACCATCAGGTCCACATAGGTTACCTTGTTCGTCTGGCCGATGCGATGGGCGCGGTCTTCGCTTTGCACTCTCAGCTCCAGATCATAGCTGTTGCTGTAGTAAATGACGGTGCTCGCCGCTGTAAGCGTCAGCCCGTAACCCCCGGTTCGAGGGTGCCCCACAAGGAAACGTGATTCCGATTGCCGATCCTGGAAGTTCTCCACGATCTGCTGGCGCTCAGAATCAGGTGTTTCCCCGTGAAGCGTTGAGACCGCCTGTACGCCATGGCGGTCTCGCAAGGCCGTAGCAATCGAGCGAATGTCCATGGTCCATGTCGCCCATATGATTGCTTTGCCTTGTAGCTCCTCACACAAATCCAACAGCTCCTTGATGCGGTTGGACGGCAGCGAATGGATCTTGCCATCGTCGTCCGTCAGGTTACCGCAACAAATTTGCTGAAGGCGCATGATCTGCGTGAGTACATTTTTGGTAGTAGATAATTCTCCGCTATCCAGTCGGGCAAGCGCCAGCTTTTTCATTTGCGCGTATGCGATATGTTGTTCGACTGTGAGTACCACTGTTCGTTTCGTATAAACCTTGTCCGGCAGATCCAAACAATCCTCTTTCTTCACCCTGTACGAATGCTCCGAAAGTTTGTCGGTCAGCTCGTCCAGCCTCCGGAAACCAACCACCTGATTAAAGCTGTGCGCTCCCATGGTCCTGCGGCTCACAATGCTATACCGCCCCTGAAAGGCGTAGAAGGAAGAGAAGCCCAGTATTTTAGGATCAAGAAAGGCCATCTGGGAAAACAGATCGAGCGGAGAACGAGTGACCGGTGAGCCTGTCAGGATGCGCCTGTATACCGCTTCCCGGCCCACGGCACACAATGCCTTTGTTCGTTTGGCCTTCCTGTTTTTGATAGTCGTGCTCTCGTCCACCACCATAAAAGTATTGAACTTCTCCACAAAAATTTCGGCTACCTCAACACCTTTAGCGGTGCTGAAAGCTTCCACATTCATCAACAAAAATTTAAGCTTCTTGCTTTTTGTATGAAGATCGTTGAGTTCGTCACGGCGCTGTTTGCTCAGACTGGGATTCCAAAGAACTATTTCCCGTTCGATGCGAGGAGGTAAATGCGCTTCGATCTCCGGTATCCAGTTTGGGATCACACCCTTTGGTGCCACTACTAGAACAAAATTAATTTTCGATTTCTCGAACAGATAACCTATAGTATCTAACGTAACTTTTGTTTTCCCCGTCCCCATGTCCAGTAGAAGCGCAAAATTATTTTCATCCGCGCTAACGTCAAACGCCTCCCTTTGATGGTCATAAGGTTGCGTAAAAAACTTGTATTTTTTATCTTGCATTGTCCTGCATTATTTTATATAACAATTTTGACGGTTAAGTCAACCGCCGAAAAAAGAACAATGAACAATGAAAGGAAAAAAGCGTGTCAGATATTTTAGACCAGATGGCGCAGGATTCAAGCGCCAAATTGGATCAGTTGGATCAGTTGGACGATAGCAAGCTGGACAAAGTTTCTAGGCTTGCCAGCGAAGCCGCCCGTTTGCAGGAAGACGTAGACCGGACGGCAGAAGAAAACAAGCATTTCAAGAAAGCTCTGCACAAAGTCACGGACGAGTTGCTGCCAGAAGCTTTGGAAGCACTTAATCTTCAAAACTTTACCCTGAAGGATGGCAGCGAAATCTCTGTCAAACCTATCTATGCGGCGAGCATTCCAAAGGACCGGAGGGCTGAAGCTTATGACTGGCTTCGTGAACATGGCGATGGCGACATCATCAAAAACAACATCACGGTTACTTTTGGAAAGGGTGAAGACCAAGATGCAGAAGCCTTTATGCTTGTGTGTGGAAATCAGGGCTTCACTCCCCAGCAGCAAGAGAAGATCGAACCCATGACTTTAAAGGCATGGCTTCGAGAAAAAGTAGAAGCGGGCAACCCCGTGCCGCTAGATTTATTCGGGGCTTTTATTTCACAACGAGCAAGTATCAAGAGAGGAAAGTAACATGGCTACAAAATTAACGAAAAAAGTGAAACGGAAAGCAGCCGTTGCGAAGACAAGAAGTAATGGGAAATCGAAGCCCCCTGCAATCGTGAACGCAGATATGTTTCTCGCCGATGCGGGGATAGGGGTCCAGGATCTTAAAACAGAAGATCTGGCAATTCCTTTCCTGAAGGTGTTGCAGAAGATGTCCCCTGAGTTAGACGATTTGGACGTTCGCGCTGGTGACATTTTCAATAGCGTGACCAAGGAAGGGGTTTCTGGCAAGGAAGGTGTGAGAGTTGTTCCCTGTGCCTACCGGCTTGAGTATATTGAATGGGAACCACGTGGCACCGGTTCCGGAGCACCTGTCAACATTTATGTGGCAGGAGAAGAAATCCCCGAAACCCAGCGCGGTGAAGACAACAAAGATTATGTGACGGATGGCAATGGCCGATACATTGAGCGCACTGCCCAGCATTATGTACTGGTGATGGATGAAGACGGCATGACACAACAAGCCTTAATCTCCATGAAAGCGACACAATTCAAAAAGTCGAAGCAGTGGAACAGTGCCCTGAAGAGCCTCAAGATGAAGGACAACTCTGGGAGGCTGTTTACTCCAGCTCGGTTTTCCCACATCTGGTTGCTGAAGAGTACACCGGAGGAAAACAAGAATGGCTCATGGCATGGGTGGGAAATTTCCAAGGATTCCCAGATAGAGGATATCGCCCTTTACCAAGAGGCTAAACTATTCGCGGAATCCATTAGTGCCGGACAGGTCAAGGTCCAGCATACCCGTGAGGAAGACGCCACCGACTCTGACAACGTTCCTTTCTAACTACAGGGGGAACCCCCCTTCATGGACAAGGAACTCACCACGCGTTTTGCTGTGCTTTTTCGGGGGCTGGAGGCCGCTTATGGAACCTTCGACCTCACGGGAAAGCAAGCAAACGGTAAATTCAAAGGCAAAGCCAGACTCGTTCGTGGGAAACGCAGTCTGGCTACCTTTGAAAAGCATTTAAATGGGGAACAAGGGGTTGGCATTGTTCCCATCAATGAGAACAACGCCTGTTTTTGGGGTGCCATTGACATTGACACCTATCCCTTGGACCACGCAGCCCTTGTCAAAACTGTCCACCGTCAGAAGCTCCCTCTGGTTGTTTGCCGAAGCAAATCCGGTGGAGGACACGTTTACCTCTTCCTAAAAGAGGCCGTCCCTGCCGAGACCCTACAAAATAAACTGAAGGAAGTGGCAAGCGAGATTGGCTGTGCCGCTGGGACTGAAATTTTCCCCAAGCAAATCCAGCTTGTACTGGAACGCGGCGACACCGGAAACTTCCTCAACCTTCCCTACTTCGATCACGAAGATGGGCTGCGTTACGCTTTCAAAGTTGATGGTGCGGCTGCGACGTTAGAAGAGTTTGTGGAAATGGCGGAAGCAGCCGCCATTACGCCAGAAGAGTTGGGGAGCCTTCTTGAAAAAGAAGCCGTCGAAGTGGACGAGCGCATCAAGCACGGCCCTCCCTGCCTACAAATTTTGTTGCGTCAAGGGTTCCCGGAAGGAACCAGAAACAACGGCCTTTTTAACCTGGGCGTCTATTTACGGAAAGCCTTTCCAAATGACTGGGAAACCAAAATCCTCGAATACAACCAAGCTGTACTCGATCCACCCCTTGATCTTAAAGAAGTTACTGTTGTCGCGGAACAAATACGAAAAAAGAATTACCAGTACAAATGTGCGGATCAGCCCATCTGTAATTTCTGCAATCGTGACCTGTGTCGTTCTCGCCGCTTCGGTGTGGGTGGTGATGTTAACACTCCGAGAGTCGCTAATCTCAGAAAGTATGATTCGGAACCCCCACTTTGGTTCCTCGACGTCAACGGAAGTCCGGTAGAACTAGACACGGAAGCTCTTCAGCGTCAGCCAAAGTTTCAGATACTGTGCATGGAACAAATCAATACAATGCCGCGCACCATGACCCGACAGGCTTGGGAAGCGCAGATGAACACTCTTCTCTCGACTATGGTAGAGACGGAAGGGGCCATCATCCACACCTCGGAGGATACCTCCATTCGAGGTCAATTCTACGAGCTGCTGGAGGAATTTACGACGCATATGCAAGCGGCTATGGACCGGGAAGAAATCCTTCTCCGGCGACCCTGGACCAATGAGTCCAACAAAAGAACCTACTTCCGGCTAAAAGACTTGGAAGCTTTTTTAAAACGACAGAAGTTTACCGACTACCGGTCCAACAAAATCGCTCAACGCCTCCGCGATATTGACGGTATGTCGGAGCAATTAAGCATCAACGGCAGACCTGTCCGGTGCTGGTCTATCCCTGCCTTTGAACAGATAGAAGACGAGTTTCACTCGAAGTTTGAGGGCAGCGACGAGGAGATTCCCTTCTGATGGCAAAGAAAAAGAACTGCGACTACTGCCCGAACAAGGCGTCGGTAACCATTGAGGGAAAGAACCTTTGTCCGAAGCATTACTTCCATAAACTAAGCCAAGTAGAAGTTCCCTTCGGCCCCAAGTCAAAAAGAGAGAACCACTGGTCCGTTCTCCTTCGGGACCTCCGGATAGAGGCGCGTCTAACCCAACGGGAGCTGGCTCGAAGAACCAGAATGTCACAACGAACGATTGCGGATTATGAAAACATGTTGGACCCGCGCCAACTTTCTATTTACAAAGTCGAGCGCCTCCTGAACGAGATGGGGTACGACTTGGACGCAGTACTGGTGAAAAAAGATGTTTAGATACTTTGGCCCTCCCGGCACGGGAAAAACAACCACCCTTCTTAACCATGTCGAACAGTTGCTGTCAGAGGGGACACCTCCCAACCAGATAGGGTACTTTGCGTTCACCAGAAAAGCGGCACACGAAGCACGGGACAGAGCCGTCGCACGTTTCGGACTAGACCCCGACAAGGATTTTATTTTCTTTCGCACACTTCACTCGCTGGCCTTTCAGTTACTGGGCATTAGCGGGGCAGAAGTAGTGAAGGAGACACACCTGAAAGAGTTCAGCAAAATCGTTGGTGTGAATCTGACAGAGAGCATAGAGGCCGTGGAGGACGAAGGATTTGTCACTTTTCGCAGCAACCACCCAATCATGCGAGCGATTGACTTAGCCCGGACCACGGACCACGGCCCTATGTGGGCTTATAACAGAATGGACTTGGTGGAAACTTCTTATCATTTCAAACACATCTTCTCCGAATACGAGAAATTCAAAAAGCAAAACGGTCTTCGAGACTTTACAGACATGCTGGTTGGCCTCGCTGAAAACGAAGCCGTCATCCCGCAACTGAAGGTTGTGTTTCTGGATGAAGC